GACGCCTGATAGGCAGCCCTCTGGTTGATAGACTGGTCGTTCAGGTTGATACCTGCTTTAAACATTGCATCACGCATGCACCCACCGAGGGCGAGTTGCATGTAGATCTGCATATCGGTTGTTATGCCGATTGTCCGGCCAGTCCACGCGTTCTTAGGAACGCATCTCAACAGATCGTAGTCACACACTGAAAGTGCTAGCGTGACCTCTTTGATCCCCGCATCGTAATCATGGCCATATGCCCACCCGGGCATCAGCGACATGACGGTACGGGCCAGAGGCAACGCCGATCTGTTTACTTCGGGTGTTCCTGAGAGTTTTCCATATACGCTGGCGTCTTTCCGAGCCAGTCGAGTGGTAGCCCCAGGACCAAACCTCAATCCTCCCAACCATTTCTCCCACGAAAACCGTCCCAAAATCTCCATAGCTTTACACGACGCGGTATGCAATATACGCGACGCGCGGCTGTTTCCAGCCGATGGAGTGAGAAGACGATCATTCGTGGAAGCATTCAGCGCCTCATCCTCGAAAAACGAGTTAAAAGCCGCTGCGGTTGTGTCAACGCCCAGGTCAAAACCTGGGTACTTCCTAACTACCTCTTTTATGAGGTAGCGATCTCGAAACCGCGGTCCCGAAATCTCCGTGGAAGGTAGGGGCTGTCGTGTCCACCGCTCCGGTCCTGCTGCCAAATCCCCTCCTGGGGGTTCGACATCGAGGGCTTTTGCGAGACGCACGACAAGCTCCAAAGCGTCAACAGGAGAACAATTGCCATCACGGTTAATTGTTTTACCCATGAGAAACTCCATTGGGTTGAGCCCGAGGTTACCCTACGGGCAGCTGTGTGGATGAATCGGACGACGTGCTGGAATAAAATTTCAGGGATCATGAGATCCCCTACCAGACAAATTCGCCCTTATCAATGGCGTTAGCCACCGGAGTGGTGAGCAGCAAATTGCTACCCATCACACGCACGTTCTTCGCGTCCTGCTCTTCCCAAGTCTTGGGAACGATACAGGTCGTTCGGATCGTTGCGAAATCCGCCACACGGGAAACCGTGACGCCGTTGATGGTTTCGTCCAACACACGGGGCACGACGAGGAGAGTCTCTGTCTTGTACAGACCCTTGGGTTCGGCAACCTTAATGGTTGCGGTCTCCCGCCCTTCTGCAAAAGTCACGGCGTAGTTTTGATACTTCGCCATGTCACCTGCCACTCCGCGAGGAGAAAGCACGTGGTCGACTGGAGTGGATTCACCGTCAGCGACGGTTAGGGGTGCATTATCGGCCATTTAGGACAATCCTTATGGTCAGTTTAGTGTAAAAGGGCTAATCGACTGATTCAACCCCGTTCTTTTCAAGAACCCCTATCGCCCCCGGAGGCAGCGATAGTTTTAGAGACCTGAACGACAGATCAATGGGAGCTAGATGCGAAGGTTTCGCATTCTTGACTTAGCGCGGCTCGCGCCCTCCTTATTCCCGAGAACGTTTGACAGCAAGAAAATGCTGTCCCACATCCTTTCAAAGTTCAGAGGGGAACGCGACGACACGATAGTGGGTACTGGCGGTGTATCGTACACCGACCGAGTGAAACCCTCGTGCGTCGCGTGTGGGACGTCCTCAGTGGAGATCTCGACATCACTGTACGGGACCTGTGCACGCGGCTCCACTACCTCAGTGGACCTCAGGCTCCAGTATCTCGTACATGATCCCGCCTTAAAGGCATAACCTCCATTCCAGGCATTTATAGCCTCGAGGAAATCACCAACGCCTATAAACCAGTCTACAACAAAGGAATATGGGGTAACCTCCCAGCCCGTTAACAACGGATTGGTCAGTCCCACGTCCCGTAGACGAAGATAGGCGCTGTTGTCGATGGTGGCATCTAACCTAACATGGACTTCGTGCAATCGTGATGTTTTCTTGCTAGTATAGCAAGGCACCACGACATAACGCCCGAAGTATCCAGGTACAGGGGTCGATGCTTCTTTTTTCAAGTCGAACCGTCGCGAATGGTTCGAGATGATATAGCGATCAAAGGAGCCGTTATCGGCCTTCTCGATCGCTTCGACAGATCCCGCTATATCCATCAAAGATGGAGCAATTCCATAGCGGGTAGTCAACCACGCATTTTTAACAGCCGTTACCGGCTGCCCACTCCGCCATTGGTTGAGCGCTTTTGGCGTCCAACCGCGGGGAACACCCTTATTCCACTTCCACACTTTGGTGGTCGAGGTTTTCCAGGCACGTTCCCAACGACCTTTTCTTAGGTCACGGAGTAGTCGCGTAGTTGACGTACACCAATCAGATACCATATTGGCAGTCTGTTTTCGCTCTAAAAAGGCGACTGACAGATCTACCGCGGCCTGCCCAAACTTTGCGAGGCACTTTACTTCGGCCTCTGCTTGCAACTGTGCAAGTAAAGCTGAGCTGGGATCCGCAGGCAATGTTGGTTGGTGTACATGGTTCGTCCCACTCAAAAAGTCATCACCACGGTAAGTACCGCGGTAATTCATCACGGCACGATGCGTCGTCTTCTGGTAACCAGAGTACGGCGTTGGCGCACGCCACCCGAAAACATCCGGCGTGGTGTGCTGGCTAGCAGAGCGAAATCGAGAAAGATCATCCCCATATGTCTGAGTATAGTGATACACATACTGTGTACCATGATAGTCATCCACATAGTCCGCCACAAGAGTGAGCGCACTGGGGGAATTCACGAGCTCGTCGCTGTGCATAGTTATATCGGCCTAAGAGTGGAACAAAGTTCCGAACGTCCAAATACTTCGGCACGTCCGAAGAGAGGGGCTCCCAAGGGAGC